TCGATGGTTTCTCATAAAGAATAATGGATTTATACTTTTCCATCAACAATTCCTTCAATGAATTCAATTCATTTGTGTTGCGAAAATAAGTATCATGATTTCCAATAGTTATGTGCATTCTCAGATTATTATTCTCAATGTAATTGATAAATCTCTTTCGAACCGAAGAAAGAGTGTTGAAATTAACAAACTTTCTTCGGTCGAAAAAGTCGCCAAGGTGAATAACGTCGAGAATCTGGTTTTCCTTTAGATAAGGAAAAAATTGTTTTTCGAAAAAGGTAAGAGCGTTCTCTAGGAAAAAAGGTGAATCATTACGAACTCCGAAGTGGGTATCGGATATAAATGCTATTTTCACTTTCGCTTCCTTTTCTTTCTTTTCTTTTTGTCTTTTGGTTCTAGTTTTTCAACATCCATTTCACTGAGTGAAAAGTGTTTCTGTAGAAATTCGCTGTAAGTTGCAGTATCTGATTCTTTCTTCATCCACTCTACAAACTTACCATCCATGTCTTTCATCTGTAAGCACTTATATTTGATGAATGCTTGCTTCTTTTCCTTTTCTATTCTGCGTAAAAACGCATAATAAATTATTTGGGTAAAATAAGAAAAGGGATTTGATGATTTTTCTGGATCAAAATTGTGTGCATATAAAAGACAATTTTCCACCCCATCACCAATCATATCTTCCTTAAATGGGTAGTTGATGAAATTTGGTCTGTGTGATAAATGTTCTGCAATCTTAAGAAAAGATTCTGCAATATAGTCAGTTACTGGTGGTCGTCTATCACCACATTCCTCTGCATCTTTTACTAATTTTTTCCACTCGGTCATTGCAGCACAAAACTTAACATTGTTGATATAATGTTTTAATGTTTTTACTTCTTCTTCTATTTCTTTTTCATCTTCTTGATTCATGTTCATCCTCACTACGAATCAAGTATAGCATACTCAATTGTTTTTTCAAGTAGTTTATAAGATTTTTCAAAAAATCCTTACTTGGGGCTTGACACCGTTTTGAAGACATGTGTATAATCTTTGTGTGGGAAAGAAGAAGAGATCTAGTAATACTGTATTATACTATTAGTAATCAGTAGAATTAGGATCAGGATTCCAGTCGGAGAAGGTGTTCCCAAAATCCTTCCTATCCTTCTCGTCACCAGTAAAGCGATTACGCTTTTTAATCTCATCAATCATATTTAAAAGAACCTTTGGATCTAATACTCCAGAAGTAATTAGATTCATGATGCTCTCAGCAGGAATGTACATTTGCATCATGATCATGTGACGATCTAATTCATTTTCATCAGTCATATCTGGAGGAAGATTTAGTTTCTTTTCCTTCCTCTTTCTTTTTGATTTCTTTGGTGGGTCTTTATAATTATCCATCAAATTAGATGAATTATTGATCAAATCCTCAAGCATTTCAGTAAGAGGGAATGCATCTGATAACATATCTTCAGATGGAGTTTCCTTTACCTTTGTCTTGAAATTCTTTGGATCAAATTCCTTTTCGCTTTCCAATATATAAAGTTTTGTTGTTTCTTTATTTGGTACACTGACAAAAGCAATATGATTTGTTGGTATTGCAACATTTTTATCATCAGTGTTCACTAACCAATCATGTAGTGTTGTTATATCAACGTGTCTGCCCATAAGATCCAACGAAGATGATGTCTTAAACAACATGGGTTGAAAGACCTTCATGGATGTTTCATTTTCTTCAAGAACCTGACACGCAATCTCTTCACCACTTCTAAGTTTAAGAATCTTAAGATTCATTCGTATCTCCTAATTTGATTTTAGTCTTCTTGAATGTAAACTGTTCATTAGTATATATGCTGGTGCGCTCATCTAGATGTCGCAACGCATGATTGCGATACTTGAGGTAACTGAGATCATCACCTAAATCAAACACTGTTACTCTATCCTTTGTGTCAGACTTTCTCAACCCTCTACCAATTGACTGCAAGACACGAATAACTGATTTGGATGGTGAAGCAAATATAATGGCATGTATGTTTTTGATATTGATGCCTGTGCTGCATGTACCATACGATGCAACAAGTATGCTATTGTTTTGCTTATCTACAATTTTACGAATGTCTTCTCTTTCCTCGACATCAGTCTTTCCACAAATAAGATAACAATCTTTCTTGTTGTTCTTTAATATCTTTTGAAACAAAGGAACACCGTGCTTTTCAACAAAATTAAAGAGCACAAGTACATTTCCAGAAATACTATTTGCTAAATTACTGATAAAGTTATTTCTTTTTTCATTGGTAACCAACCAATCGATCTCTTCAACATATTTTGCTCTTTTAATATGTTGAATATCTGCATCGGAATATCTCAAAAGTAAACATTCAATATTTAATTTTGCCAAGACATCCTTGTCTATGAGTTCCTTGGTTGTAGTTACTTGATGTACTGCTCCAAACAAACCTTCTAGTACGAGTCTGTGTACCTGTGTACCATCCAACGTTCCCGTCGTTCCTATTCTATAATTGCAATTTTTCAACTTGGTCATTATCTTGATCAGTGATTTTGCCTTAAACAGATGTGATTCATCACCGATGATTGCATCGAATTGCTTGAAATATTCTTCAGACTGAGTGTGAAGACTTTGCCATGTTGAGATGACTACTCTACAGTCAGTGTTCTTTTCTTGTCCACCATAGACTAAGTGTATATGTTTTGATATGGATTTTGAATTTGCGTAGTCTTGAAAATCAGAGTTCAGTTGTGTAACTAGTCCTGTTGTTGGCACGACAATGAGAATCTTGTTCTGTGTTCTCTGCAACAATTCCAACATGATCATATAGATGATCAAACTCTTGCCACTACCAGTAGGTGATATCAGAAGTGCTCTACGATTTTGTATGGCGTGCTTGACTGATTCGATCTGGTAGTCGTGTGGTTGAATCTCCTTGCCTCCTGCGAAGACTCTAGGAAATTGTGTTGGTGGATCGTCATTCTTGAGTAAACTCTCGTATGCGACTTTGTATCCACGCTCAGATGCAAATGTCATTACATAAGGAAGCAAACCAGCATATATTTTATTGGTAATGATATTATATAAACGAATCTTACCATCCCATTTTTTCTTACGGAATGCTGGATTGTATTCAGAATTTGGAACTCTAAAAGTAAAGAATAAAGAAAGTTCCTTAGCAATACCTTTGTCACACTCTATCTGAATATAAACAGAATCTACATGTTTTATCTTTATCATAAACCTTGAGTGAACTTAATCCATTCAATCGATGATCGAATGCTCCAAATTTTATTTGAAATTACTTTTACCACACCTTCGATGTAATTTACTTTTTCTTTTTGAAGAAAAACTTTATTTGCAAGAGTGATAACTTCGCTATCGCTTTCAATGAATCTATCCAGGTCTTGCTTCAGAATGTTCAGATCAAATTGTTCCCATCCTCTTTTCTTGAGATCTTCATCTGACATTCTGCCAGAGTAGTATAACCATTTATCTCTTTTGAGAATTTTTAATTTTGATTCTAAACTTTCTAGTATGAGTTTTTCATCCATCAATATGCACAGATATTTGTTGTGCAACTGTGGTATTTTTGATGCTTCTTCTTCTAGGTGGTCTGTATTGATTATTGTGTCTAGTTCTGCTTGTATTTTAATTTGATCGATATTCATAATAATTAAGGGTTATTTGTGTATACTTCAATTTCGTAATGGGTATATGCAAATGTTGCTGTTGCAATCACGGTATCTGAATCAGTGGTTGAAGAATCAAAATCAATAGCACTTAAAAAGGTAGGATAAACATTTCTATATTTTACTGCCAAGATTGGTCTATATTGACTGTTCAAGACTAAAACATATGCAGATGAAATCTTTTGCGATTCGCGAAGAACTTCAGTAGCAGAATCGTATGAAATACCAAGATCCTTTATCCAGTTGTGTATTTCTAACCAATTTTTCATATTTTCGTCTACAGAAAATCCAATTTGTAAGTCTTCGTAAACATAAGAGGTTCCTGGTCTACGAATAGAAATACCAGTTGGATTTGATTGTATCGAAGTGCCAAAACTTAAAGATGGAATGTTTGCTCTTTGACAGAAATATGTCATCGTTGGACAACGAGTCAAGACAAATCTAAATTTATTATTTGTTAATACATTGTGTGTATCTGGTTGTAATAAATTATCAAACAAAAAATCACCAGGCAAATCACGAAGAACATTTTCAGTAACTTCATCCTTTATGATTTGTTTGTTGTT